CCGAACGGCGTCCCCGCCGTGAAGTCGTACCCATCCTTATGCACGAAGTCTGACGCAGGTTTCCCGACAAGAGCATCAGGATCTACTGCATCCTCATCAGGAGCCTCTGGTAAAACCACTTCCTCTTCCTCAACCGGAGTTTCTTCGTCAGGCTCCACGACGGTGGGAGCATCCCCTGGATCTATACACACCGACCCTGAAACCGGGTCTATCCACGGCCCGGTGCATTGAAGTGTACCACCCTGGTACACAACACACCGAACGCAGCCGTTTGAGCTTGTCTGCTTATAGACGACAGTATTGGTATCTTCCTCATCCTCACTCTCTACGGATTCCTTGCCGATGCCCTCGCAACTCTCCACTATCGTAGCGACTGAGGGAATGTACGTAGCGGAGTCTTTAGCCTGGGTGTAATCGTCCCTCAACGCACTACCATGTATACCCGGCGGGGATGTTTGGTAACTCTGACTGGTTGGACACCCAATATCCCAGTTGTAATCGACGAATCCTACGGGGCGGTAATACGTTGTAACGGCCTCGTGCCAGAAATCACGATACACCGTAATATCTATCAAGTTCATCGAGCTGATGCCCGATACTACGTCAACAGTTAGTTGTGCTTTGCGGAACTTAGAACTTTGATTTACCCGCCACCATCGGTGTTCCTCGAAGTTGCGAGCTTTCGTGAAATGTCCTGTGCAGTATTCTGGATGTGCGCCGCCGTCACACCCCGGAGCGAACGACCCGTGAGATGCATGTACAGACCCCGTAAAGACCCCCTCGTAGTGCTGCAAAAATTGCCGCCAGTAGTAAGACTTCGATCTCTCAGTAACGTCTACGCGCCACTTCAGATATATGGGCTTACCGTCTGCACATTGCCCAAGTAATGCAGTACCAGCGTTACCCCCCTCCTGTAAGCTCTCATCCAAGTCCCACTCCTGATGCACGAACGCGCAGTATTTAACCGCGATAAGCCCAGTCCAGTAGTAGCAAGGCGATATTTCCTGAGTACACGGGTTACGGCTATCAGCGTCTTTGGAATAAGTCTCGAAATGCACAGGATCAAGTTCTGTGTTTTTGTAATACCCCTCATCGGCGTTCGCATCTATCGAGTCACCGCACGACAGATCGCCCCACTCTCCACCACCGAACGCAGCATCTACGGACTCATCGCTCGTCTCCTCCTCGTTGTCACCAACGTTTGGGTCTTTAAGGAGATCGTCAGAGTACGTACAACAGTCGGTAGCCGGAAGAGCCTCGATAACGATTACGTTACCGGCGAACCCAGCAGTAGCCTGGATGCGGATAGTGTCGTTCTCAAGCAGTTCGCGTTCAACACCCTGCTTGCGTCCGTCAGAATTCAGTTTGGAAATGGCGCGAGCGAGGAGGACTCGCCCACGCGCAAGGTACTCCGGTCTACCAGCCCTAACTTTATCACCACGAAGGTCAACCCTCGTGACCTCCGTGGCACGTCTGGTCATTTTAGCTGTTCTGGCCGGTGATTTCGTAGGTGAGGAAAACCTCATCGTTCGTCATCAGGCCACTTCTGGAGGCAGCGAAGTTACCGGCTGCGAACAGCATGGCAACCTGCGAACCCTTTCCGGACTGCGTAGTAAGCCCTGCACCGGTAAGCGTCTGAGTATCCGTGTCGATGGTGATCTTCGCCTTTGCCACGGAATTGGTTATGGTCTCACCAGTACGGACTCCCGTCCAAGCAGGGCGAGTAGCCTCTGAGTAGTTCAAAAACTCATTGCCCGGTCCTGCACCCAGGTCGCCACTGTCCCAACTTTCAGCCGGTGTACCTGCTTTCAGCGGCACGACATACCAGCTCGATCCACCAACCACGACACCGAACGATGCGTCGATGACATACTGCAGTCCAACGGTAGTAATGACGTTCTCGGTGAAGAGCGTATCGATGAGTTTACCGGCACGGTAAATCTCAGCCTTGATACGACCCAATACGTTGAAGCCATCCTCGTTTCTAACAATGCCCATCTCGGGGGCCAATTCTTTATTCATCACATAGTCCTCAAGTTAAATCGGAACCCCGTTACGGAACACTTCCGCAACTGCCCTATCGCCAAACTTGAACCCACTGGAGTCCCCGCCTGGATTCTTCACCGTACCAATGTACATGGAAGCACCGTTCCTTTCCAGGAACGTACCCGCTCCTTCACACCCAGCGTCGATGTCCACCCGGCCTGCCGTCAGGTCGAGCACAGTACCATCGGCCAGCCCAGCGTGAAATCCACGCTGTGACATCCATATCCAGACATCCCCGGCGATAACGGATTCCGTGGCGTCGTCGTCTACCTTGAATCTTTCGGAGGGTATGCGGGTCTCTGTCCCGGGAATAACCGGGTACTTGCCCCGCTCCTCCATAACCATGTCACCGGGTTTGTCCCCCGGCAACCACCTGACTCCATCGCTCGTACTGACGTACAATCCCTGATCAGTCGGCATCACTGAGAGAATCCCGGTGGAGAACCGGAAAAACCCCACAGTCGGGTCCACCAAACCCAAGTGATAGGGCAGCGTATGCCACAACACGTCTTTTTGTGCCACGTACATGCGGCCCTTGTAGTAAGCAATAACGTCCCCTGCTGGGACAGGAACTGCTCCCACAGTATCGAGCACCCGGCCAGAGTAAACCGGGAACAACACGTACGTAGCTTGCCCTGCGGCAAACGTATCAACGAGATGAAGTTCAGATCCATTCGGAGCGGTGCAGTAGATCCTTATCCGATCTGCTCGCTCCGGTGCTGATATCCCTGTAACAGAGATGGAAGTACCTTGACTGACGGTAATTGATGCGGCGGTTGTGGGAGCTGACTCCTCTCCTGTGGTTGACAGAGCCGTGACCACGACCCGGTATACCCCCGGCTGCAGCCCCGCTCCAGCCTCTACTGACAGCCCGATTGTGTTGGTGGGAGCGGGTTGTCCCCACCCAACCTCTTTGTTATCAAGCACGCATCCTTTGTCTTTTCCGTTGGAATAGAAGATAAGGGACTCCACAGGCGCGTACGACATTCTGCCCGCATCCTGCAACCCAGAGCGTACAAGCTCAGAAGCAGGACCATCAATAGCGTAAAGACTGTTACTGCGAACAAAAAGCGTCGTACGATCATTGCCACCGAGATCGGTGACTGCCGCTCCTGTTTCGACTGCCTGAAACCCAGTCCTTTGGATCGCCTTTCCTCTATCGGTGATGTCGATATTTTCCGCCGCCGCGAATTCATTCTCTTCCAGTTCCTCGGGGGATGCTACGTTGTTAATCCCCAGGAAGTCCTGAAGAACTTGGACGGGGTCGTTCCTACGCTTACCCACGGATTCCACCGTACCTTACTTTGTGCGGCCCCTTCCGTGCCTGTTTGAACTCTGCCGTAAACTTCTGCAGGTCCACGAGCCACTGAGTCTTGTATTTGAGAGCGAGATCCTCGTCGTGAGTCTCCTCGTCCATCTTCAAGTATGCCTGGGCTTTCATGCCCGTGATCAGCTTGAGCCGGTACTCTTCGGGGATTTCCAGCACGCCACCATCGTAGATGGGAGCTTTCGGAAGCCTGTAAACTACGAGCTGACACACGTCGTTGGCTACTGGCGTCGGATACAGCGTGTAGTATCCGGACTCCTCATCGGTAATGAGGATACGGGGAGTGCCGGTGACACCATCGGCTCTCCAGTCCCTGTGGACCGAGATGCCATAATCACTCGACAACTGCCCCTCATCCATCTCCCTGCCGGTCGTAATATGCAGACCAGCACCGGAGCTTTGAAGAAATGCCCTCCGTGGCTTGACTATCCTGTCACTTGCTTTGATGCGGTTATCACCCGCAGTGATAGCGGGTTTGTACGAACGCGGGTCGCTAAGGCAAAAAGTAGCTCTGCAAAACTCGTTCTGAGCTGTGGTCATGTACCGTTTGATATCGGCATCTGTCCACAGGGATTCAGAGGAGTCCTCATTTCCTGGCAGTTCCGGATCAAAAACCTCGGACCTGAATGCAGCAGTTACACTTTTGACATCGCTCATAATTCGTTAGCACGCGACTCCAGCACTTTCCGCCAGACTGCGTCAGCCTCCTTTCTATCAACGGGGTAACCAACTTCTGCTTCGATTGCCTTCAGCTTGGGGACGCCTCCACTGGTGAAGTCGTCAGCGTTGGAGCGGTCCATCAGGCGTTTGCTCGCCTCGTGTATGTCCTGCTCGCGCTCAAACCCATACTTCTCTTCGGGCTTCTTCTCTTTGGGTGTGGGGTTGTACAGACCACCATCGGCGAACACGGCCCCAACGGCCAAGGCGGATTCGATTGCCAGGGGGTGGACTCCAACAGGTTCGTCTTTTAAAAACTTGACGTTTACGCCTTTATCGGTGTTGAGGAAGTAGTCCCTCGGCATGAACATTTCTCTGAGTGCCATAATTATTTCTCTCTAATAATCATTAAGAAAAGTTGGGGGACCGAAGCCCCCCAACCACTGGGTACTGCTTTACTGGACGTTGTAATCCACCTTGCCCACCACGACGAAGTTCACGCAAGCGTAAACCTCACCAGCGGTAGAGTCGGCTGCTACGCCCTTGATCTTCAGGAGCTTCGGCGAAGTAAGCTGGTTGATAGCCACCAAGTCCGGAGCCGAGAAGTGATCAACAGCAGCATCGGCGTCCGATGCTGCGATCAGCTCGACGGGGTTCGCCCCATCCAGATCGGTATAAACCAACTGGACTGTGGGGGTAGTACCATCGAACACCTCGATGATGTGCATATCTGCACGTTGAAGGATGGCCCCACCGGGAAGTTCCCCAATGGTTTCGTAGCCAGCCAGAAGGTTAGCACCCAAAGCTCCACCACCTGCGGCGATGGGCCACTGAGCACCCTTGTTTACTGCGGTTTCCTTAGTCATGATTCAATCTCTCTAAGTTAGGTTAGGGGTTTCGCCTTCGGGGATTAACCCTTGATGGCTACGTCCACGCACATGACACCGAAGTCCTCGACTACGCCGGAGGCCATTCCGCCCATCAGCTTGCCTTCGAACTGGGGCTTCAGGAGTCCGGAGATCTTGCCCACGGAGATACCATCCTGGTTCCCGTAGTCGAAGGTCTCTTCGTTCCAGTCAGCCTTGCCGATGTCAGCGATACCCATTGCCTGAGCACCACAGAAGAGCATACGACAGCCGTCGATAGTTCCAGATGCGCCCCACTTACTGCCGGAGGCCAAACCACGAGTGTTGTACACGTGCCGGTACTCGGAGATCGCCATACCATCAACCATGACGGTGTCAGTTCCCTTGAACAGTTCGTTCACAGGCCCACGCTGACCAGCATTGCGGACGTTGGCGAGGTAGTCGCTATCGGTACGCAGGTTGGCCATCGCCATCGGGGTAAGGAACACATGGAAGAACTCAATGCCATCACTGGTCCGAATCGCGCGCATGTACTTCTCTTTCGCAAGAGCTTTCAGCTCGACGAGATCGGCCCATCCGATGGTGTCGGTAGCGGTGATCGCATTCTGCGCCCCACCGGGAGTGAGAACACCCGCGATCTTGGCGAAGTAGCGACCAGCGGAAGGAGCCTTCACATCGGCTGCATACTCAAGCAGCGGAAGATCGGAACCCACACGGGTTGCACCATTGGTGTGCAGACTGTAAGCCACACCTGACAGAGTCAGAAAACCGAGCTGATCGTGACGGTCGGCGACCCAGTAGGCCAGCTTGTCGCGGGACTGCTCACGGAAGGTGACGACAGACCGCTGGTCGGCCATCTTACCCTTGGAACGGTTCGCATTACGGAGCTGATCGATCTGAATGACCTGATCTTCGGAGGTCAACGCCTCTTCATTACCTTCCAGCGTTCGATCTCCGGCCTTACCATCGCCGTCAATATCGTTAACCAGGGTAATAACGGCGCGTGCGCCTTTCTTGGTCTTGGTGAGTTCGCTGATGCGCTGTACCAGAGCATCCTGGCCGGAGCCAGTGAACTTGTTGAGGAACGAGTAGTTCCTTGCTTTACGCCAGAAGTCCATCGACCAAATGGTCAATTCTTCGTCGGTAAGTGCGGCGAAATTTGTTTGCATTTCTATGCCCTCAAAACAGATGATTCGGTGTGCGAGACTCTACGGAAAAATCCGCACGGTTGTTTACTACCACATCTGCGTATCGTGCAGAAAAACCGAGTCTCGCCTCTGTTTTGGGGGTGCGATACCCCGCCGCTGTATCGCACACGGCTTTCGATGTCCAGGATTGTAGCCCCGATTCCCCGGGGCTACAAGTGCTTACGCAGTTGTTCTGAAGTCACCACGCAACTTTTTCAACTGATCGAGAGGCATATTCTCAAGATCATCGAGTGACAACTTGTCCGGATCGACGGTTGCTTGAAGCCCACCGGTATCCGAGTCATCACCCACACCCTGAGTATTCGGAGCCTGAGCGTTCGCGGCATCCGTAGCCTTTTTAAGAGCTGCGGCGGTCTGCTTCTCCTTCGCTTCCTTCTGAGCCTTGGTCTCCTTATCCAGATCTTTATCATCCTTATCTGCATCCAGCTCGTCTTTACTCTCCTCAGCCGGGATGTAAGTACGGACAGCCTTGACCAACGCCTGCGTCGGCGTGTACTTACCAGTGGCTAAAAATCCACCACGCAGCTCCTGGATTTCAGCCACCAGGGCATCGTCGTAGTTGGTGTTATCGTTGGGGTCGAGCTGAGGATACATCTCCTCAATCTGCTCCAACGCCACATCCAACCGCATGGACTCACGGGTCGCCTGGGAGGTGTGCAGATCCATATCCTGCGCCTCTTTGAGGTACAGACTCCGCTCCATCTTCCGCTGTTCCGCCCGCAAACTTGCGGCCTTATCCGTGTCCCCATCCTTGTACGCCTCGGCGATCTGCGTATCCAGCTCCTCTATCGTACCTTCGGCAGTCTTCCGTTCGTGCTGCTGCTTGGCCGCAGCAACTTGCCGAGCCTTTGTATCAGCGTTCTCACGAGAAGCCTCAATGTAGTCCAGCTTCTTCTGGAGGGCTGCTGACTTCGCTTTCTCCTCGTCGATGATCCGGTTCTTGGCGTCGAGACGTGACTTGGGTATGCGGTGATCGTCGTCATCCCCGTCATCATCACCGTCGCCTGCCTTACCATCTCCGCTCTTTCCATCTCCATCTCCAGCCTTGCCTTTGTCTTCTGCCGCAGCTTTCGCTGCTGCTTCATCTTCCGACTTTTTGGCAAGTGCTGCATCCTCTTCCTCCTTTTTCTTGTCCGCCTCAGCGGCGGCGTCAGCCGCAGCCTTACCTTCCGCGTCGAGGACAGTCTTGTCGTCGGCGGGGGTCTCTATGAGGTCATCTCCTCTTGCAGCCGCTACAGCGGCGGGATCGTCCCAGTTAATTTCCGGTGGCATTTACTTTGTCTCCTATTACGTGTTCGTCGTATTACCCGGTGATGTCTTTAACAGCCCACATCACACACTCTTCGAGCTTGGTTCTAGCCAGACTCAGTTCTCTCGACGCACCAAAGGAGCTGAGGTACTCATGCAGATCCAAGGCTTTGTCCTTGACCGTCTGCATCTGTTCCTTCTCCGTCTCGGACAGCACCTTATACTGGTGCCTCATTACGTTATTGGTAGCGCGTTTGTCGTCCGTACTGTTGAACTCTGTCATTTCTTCGGTGCTCCTGGTTTAGCCCCTGCGGGCTTTGGGGTGGGTTTATCCGCCTTCTTGTTCTCAACTTTGAGTTTTCCGGCGTCATTCTCTGATTTCTGATCGAGTGCGCGGTCAGCCGTTCCCTGCTTACCGGCGTCACTCGCTCCCTGCTGCTCCACGGCTTTGTCGGCAGTTCTGGCCTTCGTGAGTTCCATCACGTGCTTGGAGCGAATCTCCTGACGCTTCACCGCAAGCTCTTCGCGGGCAAAACGCATCTTCTCGTCGATCTCGTACTTATCCAGCTCAAGCGTTGCGAGATCCTTCTCATAGTTGTGCTTCACCTCGGCCATCTTGATCTGATCATCGACGGTCATCACCTGACCCTCAAGCTCGCCGCCCGGTCCCTGCTCAGCGTCGATCATGGAGATAGCTGTCTCTGCGCGGATCTTGGCAGTCTCAGCCTCGGTCTTCTGAGCCTCAAGCTGCTTGATCTGCATCTCCAGGTCCATGAGAGCCTGCTCTTCCTCAGTGGGGCCACCGTCGTTCGACATCTGTTCCAGCAGCTCCTGCTTATCAGGCAGGTGGCTGGCAGCGATGATAGTCGTGTCGGGAATCTCAACACCCAACTCTCTGAGCTGGATAGCCTGTTGAAACTGCGACTCTTCGAACGTCTCACGTGCGGGAACGCTAGTGACTACGACTTCGTACTTACCGATGCTGAGGTCGCGGGCAATCTGCCCTTCGGGGGTCACCTCATTGATCGTGACCTCTTCCGTCTCGTTGCCAACCCCCTTGGTGATCTGCAGAATGCGCTCCTCGCGCATGAAGTCCTGCATCAGCTCCATGATATTCCGAGCAAGGATCATGCGGGACTTGTTCAGATTGTGGAGCACTTTCGTGAAGTTCGTACTGCCCTGCGCCTGTTTCGCCTGGATAGCCTTGGCGGCTACGTCAGCCCTGTCAAACCCACGCATCGAGTCAGACACCATCGACATCTCTTTGAGGTCGTTGTTCAGGAGCTGACTGATCCGGTCGAGGCCGGTGGGGACTTGGTTGGGAGTAATCTTCTCAAGCGGCTGCGACCCGGCGCGTCTCATCAGAACAAGGCCGGTCTCCGCGCCACGTTCCTCAAGCTCCTCGTCGGTCATGTTGGTGAGCTGCCCTTCTTCACCCTGCCAACCGCTATTCGCAGTTGTGTTCACGATGTGAAGCTCCTGCGACCGGGTCTTGTTGTACATGTTCTGAGGGTCGATCATGTTCTCAACGAGCCCGATAGTCTGCCCGTGCCGGAAGAACGGGAAGAAAGGCACAACCGTAAAACTGCGATAAGGGCTCTTCGAGTCGTGCAGCAGTGTATCGTTGCACGTTACAGTCCAGTGGATCTGCTCAACCCGCTTCTTAATGATAGCGACGTTGAACTCCTGCTGGATGAGCTGGACCTTCTCTCGGGGCATCCCCGGTGAGATCGGGCGCACTTCCCCGGTACGCAAGTCTACGAAGTGCTCCTGCATGGCAATTTTCTTGTACTGCCGCTCAAGTATTCTGTAGACCCGTCGATACTCATTTACCTCGCGCTCTACGCCGAACTCGGTAAATCGTGTGTTCTCACCACCGAAGGTATCGGGGCGAATATCCAGGAAGTCATAGCCCAGGTAATTCTCGTTGTAGGCCATCGAACGCAGCTCGTCGGCTGCTCCCTTACCATAGAACATCTCTATGTCCTGAATGGACAGCCACTTCGTGACAATCACATCCTTCCATGACTTGGGGTCGTACTCTTCAGAGTCAGGGTCCAGGACTACGTTGCGGGGGTTGAGCTGGGTAATTTTCACATCACCGAAGATGTTCTCTTCGTAATTCATGCGGCAGTCGAAGTAGCCGCGAGAGGTAATTACACCATCCTCGAAGACATCTGCTTCTTTCTCGCCGAGACGGTTCCAGTTGGTTATGTGGATGAACGTCTGGTTGAGGGCGTTGGAAGTCTCCATGTTGCCGCCACGTATCGGCTTGAACCCGATATCGGCGACTTCGTTCATCTGTTCACCAAGGATGGCCGCGACTGCGGGGAGCACCTTGTTGATAGTGAGTGCCGGTCTACCCTCGGCTTCGAGGTCGGCTTTCGTCTTTGCGGCCCAGTGATCGCCCCGGAAATACCGGTCGCAGACCTTAGCCTTCTCATTAAAGAGAAGATGGCCGTTGTCGCGTGCGTACACGTACCGCTGGTTGTTTACCCGCACCTTTTCAGTTTTGATCATGCTGTTACGGGGATTCGATGCTTTTGTAAGGTCGTTCGTTCTCATGGAGCTGCCCTCAAGCCTCTGCGCTTCTTTTTCTCATTGGGGAGGTGCGTCTCCAACAGCTCCTGTGCTTCCTCTTTCGATACCTTGGGTTTCTTCTTCAGTGGTTTAACCTTCGGATCTCGTAAAACGTCGTCCATCCATCGTGTTATGCCGTTCTTCATAACTGGTTCCTCAACCAAGTCCTTCCACAATCTTGACAGTATAGCCGCCGCGAAGAGCCGATAATAGTCCTTCCAGCTCCGGGGTTTACGTCAGAGCAAGGACAAATATACCCTTCTTCGGCCCACTGGGAAACCCACTCCCCCTTGTCGAAGTGCCAGCTACGGGCGTCCGTAACTGACAACTTGGTGAGGTTATGCGTCATTCAGATCGCGTTTTCGTTCAACTTGTGATCTCCGCACCAATCATCCCCGAATACAGCGGGATAACCCCCCATCGTCGGAGAGTGCCTGCGACACCGCCCAAACGGTTTATTCTCGGCGTTCGCCTCTCCACTGGACACCTTCTCCACAAAGAACATGCACGTGCTACAGCGCATACCTTTCGCTCTGTGTTTCCACGGATCTTCGCTCATAGTTATTTCCTCTGTTAAAAATAAAAGGTCTGGTTTGTGTATACAGCCGAAGCCCCCTCGACCCAGACAGTTCAAACCACATACGGGGCAACTGAAATCCGCAGCCTTCATGTCTTCCTCATGAAATCTTCGAACGCCTCGTAGCTCACCGGACATTTCTCCTGGATGATCGAAGCGATGGCTTCCGCATAGACGCGGATCTCGTACTGAGCGTGGTGATGCAGCCGCTCATTCAGGAACCTGAACCAGTTAAGCATGTTCGCCGTCACGAACATCTTCGAGTACATAGCGACGGGGAGCACACTGCGTGCAAGCTCCCTTGCTACTCCACGTTTCAGCAACTCCTGGTACGCCTCATACGACGCCGAGTTCGCTTCGAACATTAGTTTGCGGATAGCGTGCAGCTTCAGCTCCTCATCCCCAGTGAGCTTCTGCCCGGGTGTGATGTCCCTGCTCTGCTTGTTATCCGCACTCTGGACGCCTATCACTTCGATGCCGGGGACGTAAAACTCCTCGGGCAGCTCCGTGTAGCGGGCCGACATCTCGTTGTAACTCTGCGTCCGATGCCGGTGCCACTGCCGGTAGGTGAAGATAGGAGCTTTGACCTCGAACTTGAAGGTCACCATCTCGAACGGTGTGCTATGCCCGTTCTTCATCAGATAGCGGATAAGCCCCCGGTCATTCTTCTCATCCTCGCCGGAACGCCACGCAGCGTCGAAGCTGGTGCGGGCAGCCCGCACAACGTCAATATCCCCGCCCATGTGGTCGATATACCGGAGGTAGCCATGATCGAGCAGATTGACCTGCTTCATTTCTCCACCCCCGCTTCCTTGTTGTTCTCCCACTCGTCCTTACGTTTCAGTCTCCGCCCCAAATCACGAAACCTCTCTTTCTCCTGAGCATCCAGCTCGTCGTACGGGGGGATTTTATTTATCACCGTATTCACATTCCGGTCAATGCGACTACCCACTTTGAACCCTTCGCGCTTCTCCGTCTTGAAGTCACGCTTCTTCACCTCACTAGCTTCGTCAACCGGCTCGTGGCTCCGCATCTGCAACTCCAGTATAGCCATCGCATTCCATGCAGCGTGCGCGAGGTGAGTCAAACCAAACTCGGGGTCAATGATCTCTCCCCGATTGTGTTTGATGAGGTGACGACGCATAGCCCCCTGATAACGAGCCTCCGCCTTGGAAACTTTCAACCACCCGCCGTCGCTATACTTCGCAGCCCCGTGGGTGGCAATCTTGCCAATGGCTTCGAGCGCACGCGGGAAGTCCATGTCGATCAGCTCCATACGAACTTTCTCATTATCATCCTTCGCGCCGGGAGATTTCAAATCCATCGTCGATGCGGTGTGGGTGGGGCCGATGTCCCCCATCGTAGCCCCCCCAGACAAATGGTTAAAAGCCATCTCGTCAACCTTATCCTGCAGAGTACCTTTCCCCGGGAACGTCTCGTCCAACCTGTCTTTGAGATCCTCAAGGTTCACCGGCTCCTCAATGAACACAGTCTGAGCAGCGGGGCGTGTCATCTCAGGGTAATACTTCTTGCGGAGCTGCTCGTACCGTACGGGTGTGAGATTATAGAGCACGGACTTATCGGGGAAGAAGAACTTACGGGATCTGTGGGTTCCGGGCTTCAAGAAACTATCCCGTGCGTCAGTACCGCCATCGGGCGGGCTCCACATCTCGATCTGAGCCAGAGTAAGATTCAGATCCATCTTCGTCAGCTCCTCCTTCTTCACGAACATGATGGAGAGACTCTCGGAGTTCCCGTAGATCACAGGGATAAGTCCCTTGTTCTGAGCGAAGCTGCTCAGCACGTTGTTTATGGTATGACGGAGTTTCGTCCACCACACCTGCGTATCCTTGGAAGTGGGGTTAGCAGCCGGGTCCAACTCATCGTGCCACTTCACCAGCTTGTCCTCGATGGGGTACTGCTGCGTATCGATCAACTTCATTACGTGCGAAAGAACTGTCTGCGCTGCTCGCTTATTCAGGTTTTTCATGTGGTGGTTCCTCTGTGAGCCCCGTGGTGCGGGGGGTATGGTGTAGTGATTTATGCGGCCATCGAGCCTCCAGCCCGCTTGCCTCTTTTCCTTGTATGACTTTTCAATTTATCCTTCCAAGATACAACTTTCTTCACTCTGGGCCGGTGCGGCGTGGACGCCTTGTTCACCATGCGTACGAGCCACGCCAACGCATCGACCTGATCGTCATGGACCCCGTTGGGAAAGCGAAGCAACTCCGCGATGAACTCCTCGGTCCACGGCTGGTCAGCCGGGAGTATGATCTTGCCCTGCTGCGTCCAACCTTGCGCGGGCCTCGCACGTGCGACCTTGTCGTTTATCGGCAGCAGAGTCTCATCGAAGGGACAGGGATAGCCCCCGTGGGCATTGTCAGAGAGGAGCCTCATCAAATTCGGCATTATCGCCATCTGAATCTGTCCACGCTCAATTCCGCACATCTGGAGCTTGTCCTGGTACGGTTTCATACTTTCGAAGACTAATTTCGCGGGGTCGTCGGTGCGAGCGCGTATCCGGTCCACTAAGTGGAGCCTCCCTTCGAAGTCAAGCGCAGCTATGAGCCCCACAGTCCAGTCGTTGGCCTGCTTGAGACCGATTGCCAAGTCCCACGCGGCGTAAACGTGCCATCTCTGCCACGGTGCGACGTGGGCTTCGAGCCGAAAATTCTGCCTTTTGAAGATACTGCCCTCATCCGGCACCGGTTTCTGCATAAACAGCGCATTCCAGAAGCGTGGCTGCGTCGATTTCTTCTTCCTCCGATAAAACGCCTCGTCATACCGCGCCGGGTGCAGTGCCGCGTCCTTTTTACGCACCAACCGTACTGAGGGGTCGTCCTCGTCCGGTGTCGTGGTGAGATGACCCCTACCATCTATAAACTCATCCTCCTCAGCTACCGCTGGGAAGCTCACCACGTCCCAGTTGATAATATCTTCGCGGTCCTGCTGCATCGCCTTCAGCCGGTCCCGGCTGTACTCCCTCATAATCTCCGTAGAATTCGGGTCGGCCAAAGTAATCTCACACTCGTCCTCCTGCTCGACCACCTCTTTCATCGCATCCATCTCCTGCTGGATGAGACGACCGGCGAGGTCCAAGTCAGACCACCTCGTCATGGTCAGCATGACTCCTCCACCCGGAGAAAGTCTCGTGTCCGCAACTGAGTCCCACCAGTCCCAGATACTTTGAAGAGTCGTCTCGGAGTCCGCCTCTGTAGCATCTTTCACCGGGTCGTCGATGTTAAAGATATGAGCGCCCTTACCGGTAGCACCACCGCCGACACCCACCGGCAAGTACATCCCCTGCTCTGTGGTGTACCACCCGTCAGTAGCCTGTGCGTTGGGGTCAAGTCTGGTCTTCGGATACAAGGCTTGATACTCATTACTGCTGAGGGTTGACTTGATCCAACGTGAAAAACCCATAGGAAGTGAGACTGCGTAGGACGCAGAGATAAATTCCCAGTTGGGGTGCTTGCCGAGCACCCACGGAGGGAACGCCTTGCTCACGATGGTGCTCTTCCCCGTACGTGGCGGCTGGAAGAACATGATGCGGGGGGACTGCTTATTCTCCACATCAATTACGAACCGTTCGAGCTTCGCGCATATCAACTTATGCACCCAACCGGCGTCATAGTTGGGGATGAAGTTCGTAATGAAGTTTATGAGCCTTCTTCGAATGAGTTCACGCCGGAACAACTCCTGCTTCGCTGACTCAGCCTGATGGTCAATAGGCGTGCAGGTTCTGCACACCACGGATCTGGTATGCGGTTTCGTTCCTTTGAGGAAACTCCGGAAAGTCTTATAGGCAGTTCCGCACAGCCTGCAGATTTTAGTGTGCTGCTTCTCGTAGATGTACGCTTGTTCTGCGTGGGTAGTCAAGCGTATCCCCGAATGTAGATACTGCAACCCGGGTTCATGACACGAGCCAGGACTGAAGCCATAAATACCGGGAAGGTCGCTAAATCGTTAGCCTCCGGTGTGATGTACAACAGATCTGCGTGGTGGTGTTTCAAATCATCACCCACCGCGCAAGTCTGAATCAACGCCTTCTCACTGAAATACATCTGCTTCGCAGATCGTGCGGCGTGCTCATCTTTATACACAACCAGAATGGAAGACTCACAGTCTTCCTGGTGGAACTTACAAGGTGTCATAGCTTGGTGCCTCTGTGGTGGTGGTGGTCGCTACTAATGCGATCTACTCCAGTCACTCTGTTGACTGGAGTAGATCAAATTCGGCGTCGATTATAAGGTCATCGCCCGCCATGTCCATCAACAACTTCTCGTCCATGAGTCCGAGCTGCCTCTTACGGTTCTCCTCTTCCGTGCTGAGAATGATGCGCTTGGTCTCCGGCTCATAGTAACCCATCATACGGCCAATTTCTCTCCACCCACTGATCTTAGCCTGGGCGTCTCCCAAGAGATGAGCCGTATCGATGGCATCTTTAAAACCCGCGATCACATCGTCCCGCGTCACATTGTATTTCTCAGCCGCGTCACGTTGAAGGATGAGGATGTAGGCAATAATGTCCGGACGCTTCGAGACTCTCACAGGATTCTTCACACCCACACTGCGACCTGCCGCTGTGGGCGACAGTCCCAAGTGGATCTGATGACAAAATTCTCTAAGTTTAGCGTCTACCAGCATGTGATAACCCATTCAATGCTCGTACCGTCACCGGTACTCGTACAGTGAGGCACTCCGATGCACATTTGATCGCAAATTTTAGCATAAATTTTTCAGTATTGTTGGAAAAGTAAATTTCCGGGCTGTTTTAGTCCTATTGGTTCAATGACTTAGTCCCCGATCCGGGAAAACAGCCCGCAAATTTCCGGGCTGATATGTTCTCTGTAGGTTCTCTTCTTGGTAAAAAGTGCTGGGTATATATGTGGGTGGGGGGTGACCCCTGGGTTCCAGGGAGCACCCCACTTCGGATTCCGGATTCTGACATGGTCAAGAGAAGAGAGGAGGGGGTTAGAAAAGATTAAACGTAGCTGCGCTGCTTTAAGAATTAAGAGAGCCTCCGACAAGCTGCGGCCAGGGGCATCGGGTTGTAATTCAATTCGATCAACAGGAGAGTAATAAATGTATACAGTGCGAGTAACCTTCCAACATCCATTGCAAGTAGAGACACTAGCACAGGCCATAGACATAGTCATTGCTGCCGTGTTCGACGATAACATGTCAGTGTTCGTATACGACAGTGCATACGAAGAGTGCAACATACCAGCAGCTATCTCTATCCACTGCATAGATCCAGAGCCACGTTGGTTCATCAACGAAGGTGAGCCCGAATGGTTACAAGAGATGTATGACGACATACCTATGTAGCATTACACCAACATCGGAGGTTCGTAAGAGCCTCCGACAAGCTGCGGCCAGAGGTATCGGGTTGTAATTCATTTCGATCAACAGGAGATACACATGGAGATCACGGTAACAGTAGCACTGTGCATCGTTGCGCTTGATTGGGCAGTACGTACCTACATAGTATGTTCAATCATCAAGCACAACACCATCTTCAAATAAAGGAGAAGCACCAGCCGGGGAAGGGAATCCCGAATAAGTCCTCGCACTGAGGCAGCTCATCGACACGGCGGTGAGCAAACCAATCCATCCAAACCACAGAGGCAATACAATGACTAATTTCGTAGGCATAGACACCGTAGAAAACCAGATCCGCACAGAGTGGCTCACCATAGATGTACCCCAGGACAGTAGCGATAGAGGTGCGCCGATTGAAAACTTGTTCGCTAGTCTGGCATGGAGCAACGCCGGGGGCATCAAGTACCATCTGTCAACAATCTGTCAGCTCAGTCGGGCGCAGATTCCGGAGACCAGTGAGAAAGCCAAGGAGGCAAACCTGGCAAAGATCATCGACGCTGAGATGGCTCTGGAAAGAGCAGTCGATATGCTTCGGTGGAGCTATTGTCAGGCTAATCCGTTATTCCGACCTCTTGCGTCGGACATTCTCACAACCTTTGGTCCTAGCGTCGAGCGTTTCGCAAATAACCGTGCCGTACTCATCAAGGGTGCGGGCTACACGGAGAAACAGGCAGACGCGTTGATCGAAAAGAAACTCGGGCTGGAACAAGCCGCGTTTGAGCCGGTCAAGGATGAGTTGTATGAGATCCTTCACCGCGTCATCAAGATGGCACAGGCCGACTTCCGGGAGGCATTGGAGAAGGATATCCCGTATGTACCCTGTAAAGAGAACTTCGACATCACCACTAAGGAGGCAGCGGCAATGCTTCAGAAGGCATCGAAGAAGGCCATCCAGTACGGCAGAAATGGCATCGAGGCCAACGTGTCGAGGAGTGAGAACGACTTGACAACCGCGATGGGTGCAAACCTCGTGTACAAATCAATATCCAAACATCACGACAAGCAGGCTCTCATCTGGCTTCAAGAAGATGAGTCGGCTCCGGACATGCTCGATATGACTGAAGAGCGTGAAACGTATGCCGAAGCAGCTCGCAAACACAGAGCTGCGTACTGCACAGGCAACGAGAACCTCACCCTTTAACATCAAGTAAGGAGCCCGGGTCAGCAATGGCCCGGGTACATCAATGTCCAATATCATACAATGTACAACTACGTCAGTCTTTCCTCCGGACCAACTAGACATTCCGCGTTTACTCGCAGCTATTGCAAAAGTCAACGAATACCCAGGTACACCCAATCACGATCCCGATTCAGAACAAGTAACCGACTGGACTCCGTTCATAATCTGGTGGTACTTAGGGGATGACAACGTCTGGCTCGAAGATGGTTGCCTCTGTATAGAATTCGGCAAGCATCGCAGTGAACATACCTGGAGAGATCTCGGTGCAACCCTCATAGTCTTAAATCAATTCGCATTGCAGAAGAACGTGCGTTGCCCAATACACATCATCGATAAAGACAACAACTTCGCAGATTGTGGAGAAGTACACTTCGACTTAGCAACAGGGCAACCGATGTAGCGTTCTATCCTCAGAGTCCGTCATGGGCTCTGAGGTTTTCGTGCTAAAAGAAGGGGCCAGGACTTGAGTGGGGTATCAGGGAGTATCAAGGAGTATCAGGGTGTTTTTAGCGAATTCGTTATACAAATCAACCAGTTAAGCGAAAGTATCAGCGTATCACCATTACCCTGGGTGCGGGGGACACTCCAGGGGTGACTTGCCCTTTTATACCCCATATGTGTACTAACCATAGATATATATAAGATGATACCCTGATACTTTCTCCTCTACCGTAATGATTTATATAGGGTTTTCTGGTATCACCTTATGGTATCAGGTATCTGTATTAACCATGATAATTTACCCTTTTATAGGTGATTTCACCCTTATTTGGGGGTGCAAACGCCAATCCTTGCCCTTACTCAATTCATCTTGAACAGTGTTCAATTAATAAAAAGCATACTAAACACTGTTCAGAACCCCAAAAGGTATCAGTAACCTGATACCGCAGGAGTAAAATGAATATTGATGATTTAATCCTCTTACAAAGCCTCAAAGAACTCGATACATTCTGCGAAACTAACAGTCATGAATCAGTGGAAGCACTGATCAAACACGTCAAACTACTAACACAATACATACTTGAAAAAAAGGAGGACATATAATGTTCACACTCGCACTCATCACAGCCCTCGGCGTCTACTTCATCTTCATGAGAATAGGCATGAGACGTGTACTTGGATTCGGCGCAGCCGCAGACATCACAACCTCAATTGGCTTGGTCTTATTGGGAGCTGCTACCTTCAGTGGAATGATGGTCGCACTGATAGCCGGAGCTATGCTCTCAGTCATGCTGTTCACCACTCGACTATTTCTCAAACCTACAAAGATGAAACTCTTTAGACGGTAATAGACTATGTTAGGACCACACTACGATGAATTCTGGTTCGTACTCCCAGTATGGGTAGGTATCATGCTCCTGGGATTACTCCTCTGGTTAATATTCTAAAGGTTCTACCCACGTTCCTATTGCACCTCACTGTGCCTTAGTAGTATGGTTTCTAACCCGAACTTTTACATCCCATTGGATGATAATGTCAATGAAAACAAAGAACCCCCGTAAAGTGCCGGTCACAATTCATCTTGACCGTCGCACATACATAGAGTTGAAGAAACGTGCAGCCTATGAAGGACGTACCATGTCCTCATACGTATTTCGAATGTTGCAGACCTCATTCACTCATGCACCCAAGCGCGAGAGTGACACACAAGAGGCAGCATAAAATGGGCTTCAAAAAGAAAGACAACAAGCTGAACATACTCAAGCTCTGTGACGAAGATGCCTTACTCCCCACATCGTTATGCGTGCTCAAAGGCAAGCGACCTGTACGCAAAGAAATAAAAGGGCAGAAGCCCAGTGGGGATTGGGACATTATACCCTACCCCAATCTTGCCATGTTCGAGTGCATGTACGCCGTCGTAGCCGACATTGAAACACTCGAATCAACGATCAAAGCTCTCGCTGAATCACCGTACTACTTCCCTATCATGGGTAAGCCCAGCGAAGCAGTAATCAACAACTACGTTAATAGACTCAACCCTCTGGATATACCTGAGATCTATCGCCGCTCTAACGACAGTGAAGCGGGACCACGCTCTATCATGGAGATGCCGGGTCTCTTCTTACCTATTGATGTAGACACCATGACCATTGAGGGCTACACCACTAATAAAGCAGGGGCTAAGAAGGCATTAAAGAAACTGTGTGAGGACATACCTGAACTCACCGGAGTAAGCTGTGTCTACCAGCACACCACTAAAGCAGGTATGACCAAAGATGCAGTAAAGATTCGCTTCTATTTCCTCTTGGACACACCTACATTGCCACGTGATATCAAGGCATGGCTCAAGAACAAACCTATTGATAGGAGCATTTATGGAATTGTTCAACCTATCTACACAGCTAATCCTTACTTCAACACTAATGCAGTTGCCAATCCTATCCCTGATCACCTGCGTATTGGCTCTATCATTGGTGATCTGGAGTTTGTTTCTGTTCCCACCGCGCACAAATCCAAGACTGCGGACATTGAAAAACTTCATAAAACATCCTTTCAAGACAAACTCGCAACCGACCCCATACTTCACGAATTGTTCTCGAAAGATATGGTTAAAGCTGAAAACGAGAAAGTCCCCGGCACGTTCAATCTCAATGAGTGTCCGTGGGCCGATAGTCATACTGATGGGCAAAGAACTGGTGCCGCATACTTCGCACCTCATTATAACAACCGCAAGTCACCGGGATTCAGTTGTTTTCATGATCACTGCAGAGAACACAATATTCATTCACTGAAAGCATTCCTTGGCATCAGGATGCCTCACCCTAATGACAAGTCTCAAAAAGATCCTAAATACGCCAAGCAGCCCAAGAACGAAGAAGCAGCAGAGTGTGGGACAGTGAGCGACCGCTTCGCCGACCCGGTGTTCTATGAAGATATCGATAGATTCGACACCGCATTTGATACATTAAAGAAACGCTTTATTTATGTAATGGATCAAGAGTCTTTTTATGATATGTGTTCTCACCGCCTTTATAAGAAAGAAGCCGTAGATAACATGTACAGGGCTCACTACAATCAGGCCAATGGCTTACTTGGAGTTCAGCTCCTGAATGACATGTCAGCTATCAAGACCACCTCCATGATATACCTGCCGGGTGAGTCCCCCATCGTGGAATACAACAACGAACTGTGTGTCAACATCTACAATCGCCTTGGTACACCGGCACCTATACCCGGAGCTGTAGAGATCTGGACTGAACACATGGAGTACCTGTTCCCTGATGAAGTAGAGCGTGAACACCTCTATAGTTGGCTGGCGTTCTGTCTTCAGAACCCTGCCATCAAGATCAACTATGCTGTCCTGGTCGCAGGGATATCGAGGAACGGTAAAGACTCTGCCTTTGAACCCTTCAAGAGAGCTATGGGCATCAAGAACGTACGTGAGATAGCAGCCGTGGAGTTGAAAGAAACCTACACGGACTTCCTCATGAACACAAAACTGGTAGTGATCCAGGAAGCTCAGAATTTTGACAAGGCCAGTATTGAGAATAAACTCAAGCCCATACTTGCATCACCTCCCGAGATGTTACGCATCCGGATGTTTGGTAAGGGCTTCTTTGAAACACCCAACATCGTACAAGGTCTCTTCTTCAGCAACCACTACAACGCCCTGAAGATATCCGAAGGTGATGGCCGGTACTACGCCCTGTGGTGTGGTATGAGTCCTCAATCTGCAACGTATTACCAGAGGTATTGGGACTTCATCAACGACACAGGCACTAGCCACATCATGTACTGGCTCCTGGACAGGGACATATCTGAGTTCAACCCGTATGACTCTGCTCCCCAGACTGCGTACAAGCGAGGCATTCAGGATCTCTCACTGAGCAACACAGAACGTGGGATCAAACACATGATCGAGACGTTCGAGCCGCCCTTCCACCGTGACATGGTTGATATCCACCACGCAGTAAGTAGTGGGCAGATACAACACGTGTCGGAGAAGAGCATCGCCATAGCACTGGCTGACATGCACTGTGAACGTAAACGCATCAAGCACATGGGCAAATTGCACAGTGTCTGGTGTATCCGCAATCAATCGAAATGGGCTAAGAAATCACCCAGATGGTGGTATGAGGAGTTAAAAGCTCGTGGAACTAAAAATGACAAAGACGAGGGTTCGGAAGCTGCGGGAGCAGATGGAGAGCCGTATGAGGAGAAGGATTAAGATACATTCTCCTTTTTACCACGTCATAGTTAAAATCAATTCTCCTGACGACGCCTTCACCAAGGGCGAAGAAGGAATTGCTGCAGAACTCAACACCTCAGACAAGTATGATTTCGTCGTTACACTCCCGGGCCTTATGGTCCGGGAGTTCGAAGGGTACATGTTCAGAGCCACTCGTCGCTTCTACATGACCAGAGACATGGTACAGATCATATCCAAGCAGCGGTCTGATTCAGATAAGACCATAAATGTCACTACAATAGGTGATCTTGACTCAAGTACAAAAACACTGATAAAGGACAAAATGCGTAAATGAAATCAGATAACGTCATACGTGAATTACACGGACAACATGAGAAAGCCTTCTGGTCCGTATCAACACATACACCTATGACTGTAGCTGAAATATCACACGAGCTTCACTCCAAACAAATAATGATCAATACGCGCAGTCTGAGTCGTGTACTTGAAGACTTAGCTGATCGTAAAATATTAAGACGCAGTCACATAGTAATACGTGGGACTGACGAACGCCTCTTCATGCGAATACCAAGTTGTAAACCAGGCGGTAAAACAAAAAAGATCACGGAGACCAAAGTGCCAACACCTACTGAACGTAAGCCTAAAGCAGTGCCAACACCACCTAAACCCAAAGCAGTGCTACCTGACCCTGCTCCAGGATTTACAGAGCTGCTCCTCCGTATCGATAGAATCCGTACGGGATTAAACTCACTGGAAGAGGGACTACTGGCTGAGAATGTCCGTATAGAGGAGCGTGAACTGGACATGAAAGAGTCCATGAAGGAAATGGACGTATTCAAGTCAATGATGCGTAAATTTACAACGGAGTCGTAATGATCAAGTCATCGGTAGCTACCATCGCAATCAAACGTCAAACGATAGTGATATCAACTACCAATCGTTATCGTGTATTTCCGTATGGTAATCAACTCAACAAAATTGAGACATTGGATCTCGCATTACAGTATGCACAGACAATTGCTGACCATGTAAATCTGGTGAGTGAACTTGATTCCAGCAAGGCAGTATTCTAATGATTAACATGACTCCCGGTAAGATCCAAAAACGCCAGCTTAGATATAGAATCAATGATGTATTAGTTGGGGACACGTTCAAACTCGTTCCCACCGACAGAAACGTATTCATGATGACCAACGCACTTCCAATAGAGTCTAAAAGCCGCGTAGCGGTAGCTCTCTCCTCTGGATACAGTACTCAACTTGGAATTGATGTCATCGTATACATGGTAGACGTAGACGCAGTCAACGAGAAACGCAACGAAAAATAGGAGACTTCATGCCATTCATCACATCGGTCACGTATGATGCACGTGGTGCATCTCGCCGTCAGTGGTTCCTCAATGATCAAGGTGCTCAAGCCTTCGCAGTTAAAGTAACAAAGAAGTACAAAGGCAGCAGCCCTATCACCAAGACTTACAGCTATAACCCCAACAACATCGTAGCCCTGCTGTGTGGAATTGAACGTGAGATCCCCCTACCTGATATCAGTGATTCAAAACTGAAAAAGCAGCAGAAGGTTACTCCCATTAAATCAGCGCATGTTGTAACGGTAGATAGCAACAAGCTACAAAAACTTGCGGAGAAATACGCTCAATGAACGCGAAGGAAATACTCTACAACTGTGAGCCGGTAATGACTAAGCTCATGCACGAGGATGGTGCTTGTGGGGGAGAGATCGAGTTTACCGGTAATGTCATACCCCCCACGGATAAACGTGACCACCCACTGTACACCCATAAATGTATGGCTTGTGGAGAACTGAGCAACACACCGGCTGTGTACCCCAAGATCACTTTCGAGTCCACCACAATACGCCTGGAGATGCCTCCCAAGCCCCGTATAGTGAGACCCAACTAATGAAAGTCCTTTATCTAACCCAAGACAAGTATGACGACCTCTGCGCTGACTGGGCAAAGGTACTCGCTCACTGGTCACGCTTATCTACCGGAGCACCTAAAGAAGGCGAGTCTGTGGGATGGCCTGACTGTATTTTCTGTTTGAAATTCAACAACTTAGCTCCTAATGTCCCTGTAAATGGCTGTCAAGGATGTCCTATCGAAGCTATAACTGGTAAAAGCGGTTGCATGGAATCCCCTCACACCGATGTGATGAGGACGTTCCGTAGGGTTTATCACGAGGCTCGACGACCACGTGAAACTAATGAACAACACTCAGCCAGAGTAATGACTAACTTCGAATTTAAGGCTAAGGCTCTAATCGAATTAAATTGGTTGGAAGCTGCCTTTAAGAAGTGGAAGGAGAATGTTAAGATTGTGACTTAAATTAGACTCCCACCCATACTGGAGTGTTTTATGTCACAGACTATTACTGCCTGGAGTAATTCCAGGGCTGATACCTATCTGCTTTGCCCCTTCCGAGCTAAACTTAAATTTAAGGACAAACGTCCTGAGCTTCCGCGTGAGTTGCCGACAGGCAAGAAAGAACACGCGAATGATCGGGGCTCACGTATTCACGATGCGGCAGAACGCATGGTGACACACTCAGCTCCTATGGTAAGAGAGCTGCACCACTTTGAGACCGAGTTAGTACGGGCTCAAGACATCTACGTTGGGGACTCCAACAGCATCGAGACCGAGAAGACTTGGTTCTTCGATGCGGATTGGCTCCCCATCGACGGAAAGGAGTACGACAAGATATGGCTGCGCGTAGTCATCGACTTGAACGTAAGGTTGTCCCCCACGGAAGTGCTGATCATCGATCACAAGTCCGGGAAGCGGTACAACAACGAAGTGAAACACTCGGAACAGATGTTGCTGTACGTGTTGTCTACTTTCATGAAGTACCCGGAGGTGGAACTCGTAACCGCAGAGTTGTGGTATCTCGATCTCAACGAACTCGTTAGTATCACCATGACCCGGCACCAAGCGTTGCAACTGTTTCGTAAGTTCAACAACCTCGGGGTACGTATCACTTCAGACACCACGTACATAGCTAAGCCCTCACTCCACTCGTGCAGGTTCTGCCCGTATAGATCCGGAGCAAACAAGTGGGTTGTGGGGACTGGAGAGTGTAAGAGGAATCCGGCAGACAAGACGGAGCAGCCTGATGCACGGTGGCACACCTTACGCAATGAGGGGCTGCTGAAACTGAAAGAGCTGCAGGAGAAGCGACGTGTCGAGAAAAGCAAGAGCCAGAACAAACAGCGTAGGTAGGATAACCAACCAAGCAGAGATATGGGGAGACAATCCCTCGATCAGCTATAAGCCTGATAAGCTGATAGTACGAGGGGATGTAGCTGGCAGCAACCACGGCATAAGATCAGCTCCCCATGAAAAATTGGGAATACTGTTAGGCAATGAAGATTATGATCAGCTCGCCCGGTGGATATTAAACAACACCGGAGCTACTGCTACCTCTCGTATATCTTACGGGCGTACTGATGACCATAAACGATACATCGACCACATCAACACCCGGTACGTACAACATAAATACGGAATACATGCCTTCGACATTCAATATAAGGCATGAAAGTAATACTCAATAATTCAAACCCGTATAGAACCACCGTAATCGTTCAACATGATAACGGCACTGAAGAATCAACAACCCCCTTTGAATTTCTTGAGGGGGATATGGTAACCCTGACCATAAAATTGCCCAAGGAGAACACCCGTGAAAAGAGATCTAAAAAGCATAGCAATATTCCTATTCCTCATAATAGCGGCGATCACCATCGTTGAATCCGCTGAAGCTAAACCTATATGGAGTATCCTCTCCGGCCCGTTGTTTTGCTGAGGTAGTAAAATCATGGCGACCAAAAACGAACTGCTGAAAGAGAATGCAAAACTGAGAGCCCAGATAGTAGATCATCGCAAACTTATCGACGGTTTCCGAAGGGAGACTGTGTGGGAGAAGATCAAACGTAGTTTAGATTGTGGGTGCCACAATGATTTTCCGAAATGAAATCACACTGGGTATGCAAATTGTTCATGACGGACATAACGGACGCCACGGTTGGAAAGGCACCGTATTCGAGAAAAACAGGCACAATGTTTTAGTACGCTTCGAAAACCACATCGAGCAAAGTTATAGTTATAGCCATTTCTGCAATCACATGAGAATTCGTGGTGCTGAAGATAATAACAAAGGATTTTATTTTCTGTGGTCACCTGAATCCAATGTTCCTTTAACTGAACGGATACTGACTTACAAGGAAATTAAAGGAAAGCAGAAACAACTGGAGTTTCAACGTAAAAGACGATTCTTCGTCGTGCAATCAGTAGGCCCACACCCCGATGATGTATTAACAGAACATTACGACAACTCAACGGAAGACAATATGGAACAAGTAAAACTACTCAAGCTCAACAAGGGTGACAAGATCATCGAGATCACCGAAAAACAAGCCAAGCTCCTGGGTGCAGTAGGTCCGAACTACACTGTTACCGATGCGATACGCTCCGGTGACGTGTATCTCGCCGCCACACCTATCACTGTCACCAAGATCCCTGAAATGGAACAGAAGCAGCCTCTTGACGTGCGTATCGTCAATGATGATGCGTACGTAGATAATGAGAAAAAGTAGTACCAAGAAGTAAAGAGATTAAAGAAGTAGAGGGGGGCCACTCGGAAGGGTGGCCCCCTTTCGTGGTGTAATTAATAGATAATTTACGTGGAGAAAGCAATGAACACCCCTGAAGTCCTCAGCATGTCCGTCCAGCAGGCTCTTACCAAG